TTAATATGGTTTTTATTAGCAATGGGTTTAAATGAAAAAATTTTATTTCAATCTTTAACTCAACCCAAACGTTTATTAGCTAATTATTTGGATTATTTAAATATTGAAAACTATGAGGTTGACCGTTGGTTGAACGGTGAGGAACTTATTTTTAGACATGCTGCTACAGACACTTTCCGCGGTGCTGAAAGTTACGCACAAACTCTTCTTGCTATGCGTCGAAACCCTGGTGTTCTCGTTTGGGATGAAATAATGAACTATCCTGTTGTTCATTTTGTTATACAAACCCCAAATAATAGCTATAAAGCTGTTGCGTTTGCACCTGGTGAGCTTAGCAAGGCTCGTGAATTGATTCGTACTGGACATGCACCTTACACTAATAAAGTCGACGATTGGGCTGATGAATCAGACCCTGACAAAAATGATAATAAAATGAAAAACAATTATGAGGAGGTTGCTGAGGCTGTTGCTCAAAAGAAAATGGTGCTTGCTCGTGTTTATAATCCAAAAACACGCACTTTTGAATCTGCTCTTCGCCCTGTGGTTATGACTGCTGAGCAAAATGTCAGTGGTTGGCTTAGAGAGAGAAAAGAAAGACCATCTGAAAAAGATGGCTATAAGATTTATGGTAAACGGAAAATTACCAAACAAAGAGAAGCCGTTAATATTGACACTTCCATTAAGGAAAGTGCTGAGGAAAAGAAGAGACAAGAACTAAAAGCGTTACAAGAACTTAAAGAGTTTTATGAAAAGAAAAAGAAAACGTTTGATGATAGCAACAACAATTTTTATGAACCTTTGGAAAAACAGAATGAATATAATGGTTCTAAAGAAATGACTATTAAACATGCTTCAATAGTTCCTGAGAAAGTTGTTCAAAGTATGGGCACTATAAAGGTCTTAAATGTTACCGGTACTTATTTTCTTGCAAACAATCATTTGTTCACTGCCAGACATGTTTTGGAACCCAATTTCAAACGTTGTAAAACTGCTACTTTAATTGATTGGGAAGGTTTTGAACAAGTTATTGATACTGACATGTTTAGTGATGAAGGGTATGATATGGACGTTGTTTATGTTCCAATCAAGTTGCTTAAACTCAAGAAAACATATCCTCAACTTAAGTTGAGTGATAAGAGAAATCGTGCTGGTACTGCATTTACATTTTCATTGAGAGGCAACAAGCCCAAACTTCATATGGCTCCTTTTTACTCTAGTTCTATTCGTAGGAGTGATGATATTGCTCATAGGATGTCAGAGCTTACTTTTGGTGATTCTGGTTGTCCTCTTATGGATGACACTGCTTGTGTTTTTGGTTTACATACTGGTCAATCCAGTAGTGGTACAATGTCAGCTGTTAGTCTGCCCCCCATTTCAACAGTTGATGATGACGAAATATTGGCCAATAAAACACTTTCCTATTTGTCTAAGAAGGAACAAATTGATATTATTAGTCAGGATGATGTCATAATGAACTTAGAAAAACCTTTAGTTAAACACTCTCTTGATGCAAATAGTGATTTGGGAGATATTAACCCATTAAAATATAGTGGTCATTATCCTGACCACTTACAGATATCGGAGAAAAATTTTTTACCTTTTGACGAGAATGAACTCTATGTTGAGTTTTTTAAACCTTATGAACACAATTTTCAAAAAATTGGTAAGTTGAAAGGTGGATCATCTTACCCTAGGACTAAATTGGTTATTGATGAAAATATACGCCGAAAGGTTGTTGAATTAGGTTTACCAGATATGACACGTACTCATGGTATTACAAAACCAACCGTTCGCTCTAATTACAAAGATGCGCAGAAATATGTTAAAGATTACTCATGTAAACCTGACGAAGAATGTTTCCTTACTGCATATAAAATGTTAACTGATCAGTTTGCCCCATTAGTGTATGGTTTTGAACCTTTAACTTATGAGCAGGCTGTTGCACGGATGGACATGAACAAGGCCTGTGGTGGACGTTTTAAAGCTGAGTGCCACACAAAAGGTCAAGTAATGGAGAAATATGAACCTAATATTCGCCAGATAGTTGACGAGTTTCTTCGTACTGGCTATATGCCAACTGCTTTGATGTTTGGTGCTGACAAAGAGGAAATACGACCTCTTGAGAAAGTTGTTGCTGAGAAAGTCAGAGTTTTTACGCCTGTTGATATTGAGTTTACTATTGTTCATATTATGGCTTATGGCATGCTTATGGATATTATAAGTTCTTCTGATTTTCGTGAAACAAACATATTTGTTGGTACGTCGCCTTGGTATGGTGGATACAATAAATTTATTAAATTTTTGTTAGAGGTCTCTGATCTTTTTAGTGAGTCTGACCAATCAAAATATGATTCACACATTAGAAATTTTCACCGATTAAGTTTTCTTAAATATTTTATCAAGCCTCTTTGTAAAGATCAAAAGACTTATGATTTCATAGAGAGGGCAGAAACAAGTTTGTTGCAACCATTGTTTGTTTTGTCGGATGGAAATACTCTTAGGCTTAAATTGTCATCACACTTTTCTGGTGAACCTATGACGTTACATCGTAATAGTCTCATGATGATACATTTATTTTATTACTGCCTTTTACGTACCGGCCGTACCCCAGATCAAATTAAAAAATGTTTTCGTTTTATGACTTTGGGTGATGATAATATTTGGACACAAGTTGTTAATTCCGGTGAAGTGGCTTTCACTAGTGAAG